CTCAGCTATTGTGCCTACCGAGCGGAAACCATCCTTTCCAAAAGCAGCATCATGAGAAGGATATACGTCGCTCGAATCATTGGGTACGATAGGAGCTGCAACTCGTGTTCCTTGTGTTGCCTGCGAGTATGCTTGCAAGCTCAGGATTGTTAATGATGCAATTAATAATATCCGTTTCATTGCTTAGTTGATTTGAAATTGAGCGATTGCACTGGCTTGAGTTGTATTACTTACCCACACATCGTAGGCCGTTGACCCTCCGGAAGCATTAACAAACGTGTTGCTTCTTACCTTCGTAAATGCTGTATTTATAAGGCCGTTGATTACAAACGTTGGCGTTCCCCAACTACTTGGCCATGCAAACACCAGGTAATTACCTGCAGCGTTTATGTTGTTGTAGGTTTTAACACGGGTGGTAGATAGTTCGTTTCCGGTACCAACACCAGCTCCAGTGAGGGCCAAAATTTGAGCGTCGGTAATTGAAAAACCTGCGTTGGTTGGAGGCACAGCAGAGGCAAATGCACCCCAATACCGTTTCCATTGCCATGCAACCGTACTGGAGGCAGATCCTGTTTTACCATCGCTGGTAACAACTGATACCGTGTAAGTGGTTGAAGTATTCCTAGGTAATGCTCTTGTGGTTAATGTTCCTGATTGGCTTTGACCTTCAGCAATGGCATTAACTGTTTGAGATATACCATCGACAGTTATGGTACTTATGGCAGCGCAAGCCACCGGGCGGGTAACGCTCCATGGAAGATCAACACTTAAAGCTGCTCCTGCAGACATATACTCGCGTAAGATACCTCCTGAAACGCTGATTGTTGCCGTTGGAGAGGTTGATGGAAAGAAATAGTTATTAAGCCATTCGGCTAAAGTGGATCCACCAACATTCACAGCAGGAACTCCTGCTCTTGTCACGGTCCGGTTGCCGTTGAAAGCCGATAACATATCGAAGCTTTTATACCACTTACCGTCTTTAAGTCTTATTGAATCGACCATTAAAGCTTTACCAAACTTAAAGAAGCCATTATCTCCTTTGAAAAATATAGTGTCTCCAACAAAGCGAATCCACATGGTATCCTGCTTGTCGGCACTAACAAACAACTTATCTCCAAAGAATGGAGTTTGGCAAAATGCTGCCAGGGCAAGAACTAAAAGCGAGGTTGTTAAAAACAGTTTTTTCATTTTTTAACTTTAAAGTACCAGGTACCTGTTATCTCTCCTGGAAGGGTTAAACGAATGATTGTATTTGGTTCCGAGGCAATTATTTTCACTTGGAGGTTCATTTCCACCCACCTAACTCCATCGCCATCAAAAAGAATCAATTCAGGAGTGCGGGAAATCCAAGGCAATTCAATGTCTACATAGTAAGAACCATCCGCGTCAAGATGTAAGTCTTCATTATCGAAACTACCAGGAACAGAAGCATCAATGCTATCTTCGTTTTTGTGGTAGAAGCTGTCGATCCAGTCATTAAATTGTTCCTGGGTAGGATAGTCTCCGGTTTCGAACCAGCTCTTTATTGTTTGCCTTGATTGTACTGCCATTTTAACTAACTATAAAATTGCCCTGAATTCTCATGTATCCAATGCCTCCGCGCTCTTTAACTGATGGGTTGCCTCCGGTATTAACTTTTCTTTTACCTCTGAAATAATTGAGCGATTTGTAATCCTCAATGACAGGCTTGGTGAAGATTGTTAATACATCCCCGCTGAGTGGAACTGCGTTCATGCTATTGAGTAATGGGTTTAACTTAAAAAGATTAAATACCTGGTCAATGGCTCCATATTCCTGGATAGATAAGTCCCAAATATTTTGACCATCCTCAACAATAGCATTGTAGGTGGTGCGCAGTGTTTCGTAGCTGAGATTAACCTCTTTAAAAGGATAGTATTTTATGTTATCCTGGAACTTTATTTCCTGACCGGATACCGGATCGGCTATAAAATCCATTGAATTATCTTTCACCACATTGAACACTCCTTCAATACTTCCATAAGCAGAAAGCGCCAAGTCCCAAATATTTTGACCGTCTTCGTTATGTAAAAGCATTTCGTTCATTTGCGTTCAGCTTCAATTATTAAGCGACCTTCAACAAAATCAACTGTTTTCACTATGTATCCGTCATTCTCAAGGTTAACCCTAACAATGCGCTTATAGTCCTCATTAATTATTCCGTTAGTCTGCTGGAGTATATTAGCTCCTATTTCAGGGTACTGACGGAAGTGTCCAGGCGCAGCGCACATAATATCCTTTATGTGCTGTTCATCACTGTAGCCAACAACAAAATCACCGTTGCTAATCAACAGATCATCATTGTCGTTATATAGGTAATCGCGGGCTTCCATTAGTGTTTTACTTTAGTGTTTTCAAGAGCAACTGAGCTTGGTTTCGTAACCAAAGCAAGCTTTGTATTGGCATAAGTTTGAAGCGCTGCGCCTCCATCGGAGGGAACAGGAACCCAGGTTGTGAGACAATCTTTAAGCGCCTCGAGGTAATTTGTTATGTTGTCAATCTGATCCTTCAGCTCTCCAACTTTAACCAGTCCGGAATTCTCACCACCGTTTATTATAATTTCGGATCCCGTAACCTCCAGTTCGCTGTCACCTACCTTTATATGAACCTTTTCAAGCTCCGAGGAAATTACTATTACTGCAGCGTCCTTAGAGAAGAAACCGGCTACAACAAAGCTGTTTACTTTCGGTACCAGGACAAATCCCTCAGCCAGTTCTGTTGACGCCTGTAATCTGGCGTCCAATATCTCAGCATCACCATTCAAAGGCTCCAGATCACAAATTCTTTTGTCAGCATCCACGCTCTTAACCTTGCATACTTGCAGGTGCATTGCGGTGGAAGTTCCAGCCAGTATCTTTATAATGTCCTGTATGCTCATGCTAATTTGATGTCTAGTTCAATTGTTTGACGTAAACCTGTCATCCCTCCCTGGCACTTCACACTTTTAATAAGGTACATGCCTTCACGCTCCGGATAAGTCGGATCTATAAGTAAAGCAGCGTCTCCTTGCTTTACAAATGGTTCGGCAAACGTGGTAAATGAACCTGTGTAACCGGTCTTCTTGAAGTTCTTAATCCAGGATTTAGCGATAGATTCCAGGTCCTTCTCCTTAACATTGTAAAAGTGAAGCGTGCGCAGGTCTCCGTCTTCATCACCAAAGGACTTTTCAACCTTTGTGTTATTAGGATAAAAGCTAATGGCGTTTATCTTGTACTTAGTATCCTCTTCCTTCAGGTACTGAAGGCTGTGACCAGGTAAAACATGTAAATCAAAGCGGAATGTACTTACCTTTTGATATTCGAACCAGTAAGCAAGCCCGCTGTGTAGTTTTCCGTCTCTGAAGAATGAGTAAATACCATATGCGCTTCTCAGTTCGTCCAGTACTTTTGCTGGCGTTGCCTTGTTAATTCGGAGCTGACCTAAAGACACTTCTTTTGGTTGAACTATTTCAATGCCTTTAGGGACTATGTCGTTAAGAAGCTTCTTAAGTGTTACAGAGCGATACGACTTTGTTACGGGAGACTGTTTAAGTAACCACATTGCATCTTCGCACTCCAGGCGAACGGGCGAGTCGCTGTAAATCTTTTTTAAATAGCCTTTAAACACTGTATTCATGCGACCATCATAGCCCCACTTCAACTCTACGGCATCACCTTTCTTCAATAAGCCTTCGTCGCCCAGGTATATGTTCTTGTTTCCCCATTTAACCTTACGAGGAACGGTAATAATGCAAGTATCGGTCAAATTCTCCCACGAAGAAGTTGAAGTAAAATCGACCATGTAGTCGAAACTATACTTACCTACTGTGATATTTACACCGCACTTAAACATTACTTTTCGTTTTCGATTAGTTCAACAGGGAGATCGCTTGCGCATTGTATTTCAAAAAGCGGATTGCTCCAATATCCTTCACGCTGTGGAAAATTCGCACGTTCAACAACCAGGTTATGAACTCCAAGCATCTGAAGGAACTTACTCACAACCACAATTTCCTTTTGAATTTTTGTGAGCCGAACCAGCGTATCAAAATCGTCCTTAGGAAACACATCCGGCTTCCCACTCCATAGGCTACCGCGAAAGGTCACTATCCAATCTGCATCACTTATATACTCCTTTATAGTGCCATTACGACCATTCAAAGGGGTTTTAACAATGTTCTTCGGAAGCGCTGCGTCAATCAAAACAGCATCAATACGGAGCTGTATGGTTGGGTTCTGATCTGTGTCCTGGAGAGTAACATTATCAAACACTGGAGTATTGAGAGCGCTAGTCCCGACAGGCTCGTCAGTGATTACTTCCTTCTTTGAGAATTCGTAAGCACGGTTACGGAGCTGCTGCAGCCCAAAACTTTCTAATATGAATTGAAACCTGTTCATTAGCTGGCAATAAGATTAGCGTCGTTAACTGCAGTTAAAAGAACTCGTTTAAGATTCTCAGCAAACTGATCAGCACCTTGCTCCATTGTTTGACTTTGTATGTAAAGGTTTTCGATCTGCTTGCCTATATTAATATTGATATTGCGGACTGTCCTGTTATCTCCTGTAACGGATGATAAACCAGCATCCATACTTCCATCTGTTTTAGGTCCTTTAGGATCAGGGTCAGTTTTAGTGTCTTTTTTAGGAGCAAAATGAGCTTTGAGAGCTTCGATTCTACCCTCAATTAGTTTTATGCTGCTATCAATATCCTGTTTGTCTGAACTTGTATTGAGAATACCCATCTTTTGTAGGAATACAACGGCTTGACTACTTCCATACCGAATATTTTTTTCATCAGATGCTTTTGCCAGTCTTTCCTGTTGAGTTTTTAAGGTTCCCTCCAGTTCACTTATAAAGGTATTTACGGCCTTATCTTGATTCATGCCACGTGACATCATGAACTCAACCTCTTTTACATCTTCGACAGAAGCGGTATCCATCACTTTAACTCTGGCTTCTTTCTGAATCTGTTCCATTGATTTCATCGCGGTATCGAACCCACGAATCATGCTGTCCAGCATTGATATTACACCAGTAAAAACATTCTTTGAACTATTTCCCATAGTTTCAAGCATGCTGTTCCAGGAGTCTTTGAGGTTATTGGTTTTACCCCCAAGGGTTTCTGAAATTTTAACCATAGAGCCTGTCACTCCTTCAGCTTCACCAAGCCCTAAAATATATTTTCTGATAGCTTCATTACTGAATTCTATTTCAGTAGTTACACCTTTGAATAACATATTAACCTTTTTGCCGTTTTTTTCGGCACGAATTCCAAAGTCTTTTAAACGTTCAAACTCACCAGTTTGAGCATCAATCATTGCTTCAACAAGTTGGTCGAAATCTTTTCCAGTACTGGAAGCCAAATCGCCTAAAGAAGTCATTTGTTGCATGGTTGGCTTAAAGCCCTGATTGGTCAGTTTGACAAACCCTCCAATTAATTCACCAACCTCAAACGGAGTCCTAGCAGCAAATTGCTTTATACGCTCCATTTCAACGTCAGCTTGGTTCTCCGATCCCAGGGTATTTGAAAGTACTGCCCGGTACCTTTGGCGTTCAGCAGTTACATCCATCATTTGCTTGCCAATGGCAATGGCAGTTCCGGCAACGGCAGCTCCGGCAAACATTCCTCCGAAGTTACTCATCATCATACCGCCCAACCCACCGCCACGCCTTCCAAGGTTTTGAAGCCTTTCAAGTTCGCGCTCTGTGCGTTCAATGTCGCGGTTAGCCTGTCTTATTTGTCGGGTGTCTAAGCTAAGGTTGCGGGTCCTTTCCAGGCTATTCAGCCTTTCGCGTAAGCCGTCTATATTCCTTCCGGAATGTAGCATGCTTCTGTCCAGCCTTCTATTTTCATTTTCGAGCCTGCCAAATGCAGCATTTCCCGACCTCATTATTCTGCTGAAGCCGGAACTCATTGCATCTCTAAGGTACGCCGTAAACGTAACGCGTTCTGTCATTTGAAAAGGTATGGCTGAAATTTGTTAAGGAACCAAAGACATTCTTTGTAGCGCATTACCCACTCATCGTCGGTAAGCTTGTCAGGATCCTGGTGTGCAACATTGCGAATAATGATATTAGCCTTTCTTATGGTATCTTCACTATCCTTTTTGTTTACATCCCACTCCTGCTCTAATTTTTTTTTAATGTTGCTTTCCGGAAGGTTATCATATCATCAACCCTGTTTGTTGCTGGAAAGTAAAGATCATCCTTTTCAAGAATGTCCTTATTACCTGCAATAAAGCAGCTTGTTAATACAATTTCTTTAGCTTTTAGAGGGTTGGTGTCCCAGAGGCTCATTGCTGCACCCATTATGGCGCGGTCTACCTTTTTGAAATACGCGACAGCTCTGTCGGTATTTTCGTCGTTCATTGGTACTTCAATGGTGAAGATTTCGCCATGCTCGTTTTTGAGCTTGGCGAATTCTTCAGCTGTAATTTGTCCGTGATAGTTGATGGCTGGCTTTTTCATAGGTTTATTTAAACTTTACGTCGGATATAATAAGAGGTATTTCAACCTCAATCTTAGTATCTCCTTGTTTTGAAGTTACAGAGTCCTCCATAAATTCAACATTGCGGAGCGTGTGTAGAACTACGTTAACGCTGTTTTCAGTAAGAAAGGCAACCGGAATAGCGAATGGTGGTATCTTGGTAATATCTCCATCGGGGGCAGCTTTACGAAGCGCCTGTAGTTCGGTCATCAAGAAGGTTATACTTCCCTCATAAGTTTCGTTACCATAACCACGGCTTACAGGTTTACTGCCAGCGCCGTAAACATTCTCCTTAACTTTGTTCTTTTTGTAGCTAATAGCGGTTATGCCTGCCACAGGTACTCCAAGCAAGTTGAGCGTAATATCTGCCCAGGAGTATTCAACACCATTAATTAAAGGGGGCTGGTTCATTTTAATATGTTTTTAGAGTGAATCTGTAAGACCTATTTTAACCCGAATGATGCGAGCAACGCCACGAACTAACAGGCGGATCACAATGACCAGCTCGGAAGTGGATACCACATTTTGATTTGGGTCGATGCTAACAGCGTAACCGCTTAATTCGCCATTACGTTGCATTTCTTCCAGAGATTGACCGGCCAGCTCTTCGAAGTACTTGATAGTATCCTGGCTAAGTTTGCCCGAATCCGGATCGATGGTAAGAGGACTATTGAGCTTAGGTAATAAGCGGGTTCTAACGCCGTAAATAGCCTTGCCAATAGTTGAGTTACTTTCCTGGTATGCAAAATCGTTTGTTGCAGCAACGGCTGTATGTGAGTCGTTCAAGTATGTTCCGGGAAGTCCGAAATGTTTTCTGAGGAAAATATAACCCTTGGAGTCCATAGTCGCCATTGCAGCCAGTTTATCTTTAACCAGATTGCCATTTCCAAGAGCAGGAACATCCAGCTCAACAGCGCTCATTTTGAATTTTTCGGGCCATGCAATGTTTTCGTGTACCATAGCAAGACTCTTTGCACCAAGCACGGCACCTAAACAACCGATAGTTTTACCAACTGCAGTAAAAAGAACAGCACCAGCAGCTCCACCATCCTGACCAATAACAACACTCACGTTCGGAGCTGCTAAAGCTCTTAAATCGGGCAGGGTTGTAATATCAGCAACAGCGCTTATATCTCCGGTAAAGAACACACACCATAATGGCATGTTGTTAGCTTGTATGGTATTAACAACGGCCTGAATGGCTGTAACATGATTGGTTGTAAAGGCAATGGAATTCACATAAACACCAATGCTCTTTATTTTACCTTCAGCATAATCGCAAAGAGTAATCAGTTCATTGAAGTTATATGCCACTGCAGGAACCTCTGCAATCATCACATAAAGAATAATTGCCGGATTGATACGGAATGCTTCTGAAATGTGATAGTGTAACACTTTGTAGTCAGCTGATACGCCT